AGGCACCGGACAGGCACCAGCAGGCACCGGACAGGCACCGGACAGGCACCGGACAGGCACCAGCAGGCACCGGACAGGCACCGGACAGGCACCGGACAGGCACCGGACAGACTAGGAAAGAACGGGAAAAGAAAAGCCGCGCAAGGTTTGCGCGGCTTGTTGGCTTGCTTGGCTTGGCTTGCGGTCAATTCACCCCTGCAGAGGCGGCAATTGCCTTGGAAACTTGGCTTCCGTGAGGGTTAATCCATACGGACGGACGGGAGGAAGACAGACCGTTGCACGCTAGTTTGCACGCAGCGCAGTTAACCCGACCGTTAGTCGAATCAGAGAGGCATTCGACCGTTCCCTTGGGTTGCACAGGCGAAGCGTGAAACGTGCGCAAGCCAAGGGAGGAAGCCAAGCGAAACGAGCTTTCCGTTTCGGTCGAAGCCATGAAGAACCGGGAGTATTGCGCGGCATGGCGATTCGTCCGCCAATCGTGAAAGTACCCCGTCCACCCGGCGGAGCTTTCGGCAATCGCCTTGACGATTGAAACGGGGAGTAACGAGGGGTTGCCGTAGGCACCGAAGCGAACCTTGCGCCCCTTGAATACGGTACCATAGGCGAAGGGATGAAGGGGAGCATAGGAACCGCGGTGGAAAGCTTGCCAAACGGCAAGGGGAGCGTTTCCAACGTTGACGTAACATCCCTTGCCTGACGCAAAGGGACACCCCGCACAAATAGTTGAGGCATCCAATCCGCACTTCATGACGTCAACTGGATTGATATCTCGGAGAAGGAACCAAATTTGGATCATATCCCCAGTTTTAGGGTTGCGAGTTTTAAGCGTGGCGATTGCGACAAAGGCGAAACCGCTCTCGGTCATGCCTTCATGGATGATATAACCTTTGGGCTTTGTCATGTGTACTGGTTGGTTGACTGGTTGGTTTACTGATCAGAGGGAAAGGAAAAGGAGAACGGAGAGAGAAAGAAGGGAAAGGAACACGATAGAGCCGAGGATTTCGGCAAGGTTAGAGCGGTTCATTTATTGCGGTCCTCCCAGCTGATTCCGTTCTCCTCGCAGTAATGCGCAGCCATTTCTTCCGCGCCCCGATAGTCGGCAAACTCCTTGGCGTTCTCATAAGAGGCATCCTCCGCCAATTGCTTGGCAAGCTCGCGCCAATTGACGTTTGCCAGCGCCCCCGCCAGCAAATCAGCGTACACCCCCGGCATCTGCGGCAGCACTTCCGAATAGTAGTCTTCAATGCACTCCGCCAGCTCTGAGGGCATCAGCGTCTTAGCCTGCTCCGTGAAATGCCGTACTTCCGCTTGGTTCTCGTGCATCCAAATATTCACAAGCCAAGTTTCACGATTAGACCATCCGTTGTAAGAGTTCATATGTTTACTGGTTCTCTGCACTGGTTTTGCTTCGGCTGGTTGCCTCCGCTGCTCATCACCGTGCACGTCCTCCCCTCCCTTGCAACAAAATAACGCTCCTACCCTCCGCCCCATCCCATGAAACACACCCATAAGCAGCGCGAGGCATCTGCCAAGCGCATTCAATCGGCCAAGCAGGCCACACCGATCTCGGATGAGATCGCAGCGTTCTATGATTCCCGCCGCCTGTCTGAGGCGGACGTCGACCATCTCGCGGAGATCTACTCCGAGGGCCGCACGTTTAACCGCAACTCTCTCCGCTCCTCCCATGAATAAGATCACCCGCAAAGATATTCGTGCGTGCACTTGGTCGGCTGATTCTCTCGGGAAAGCAGTGGCCTACCGCACCGCCCTTGATTTCCTCCGCGCTGCGGGGACCGAGAGCATCGCCATCGCATCAATCAAGACGATGATGCGCCACCACGCCCGCAGCGCAATCCGCGAGGCTCGGATCTTCACCCGGCCCAGCTGACCCACCTCCCAGCTATCCTGCAACGGATGGCTGCACGGTGTGCCAATCACGGCAACCACAACCCAGCCAGTAACCACCCATGAAACACATCTGCCCAGAATGCGGCCACAGTCACGGAAACCACCACCAGCATTGCCCAGAGATCCCCGAGATCCAAGCGGACGCTGAAATCGAGATCACCTGCGAGGCCGAGGACAACTTCGACCAGCAAACCTTCCTGCCATGAACGAGATCTTCACCGACCACCGGACGCCTGAAGAATTGGCTGCGTCCTACCCGCGCATGACCATGTGGCCCGAAACCGACACGGCCCGCGCCGCCCTCCAGCAAGCCTATGACCAACTGGGGCGGGATCAGCATTGGAATGTGTCCAGCCTTCGCCTTAACATTATCAAACCCGCCCTGCTCACCCTAGGTGGCAAAGTTTAACCAGCCATGACCAGTAAAATTGAACTCATCGCAGCGGATTTCTCTCGCCGGATCCGACAGTATCTCACCGCGGAGCAGATGTCGGCGGTGATTGCACGTAACCAATGCGAACCCAATCCGAGCATTTGCCACAGTCACGACGATTGCGATGCAAACGCATTCATGCAGGAAGCGTTTGAGCAGGTCAGCGGTCGCCCCGTGGACTTGCACAGCGATTCTGACGATTTTATCGTCTGGGCCTCGTGGGAAACCGCCAAGCAAACCAAATTCTCCACCAGCGTTTGACCCATGAACATTACCGTCACCACCGCTCGCTTCAATTGGTTTTCCGCGTGGTCTTGCTACCGAGAGGCCGGGTTTATGCGCTGCGCTGCGATCTACGGCAAGGAAACCGCCTGCCTCTGCTCAGAGATCAATTGCCAGCGGCACAACCCGCCGTTCCCTTTCGCCTCCCTCCGTGACCGTCTCCAGTGCTTCAAACTCCCCCAGCCATGAAAGTACTTGTCGCTTGCGAGTATTCCGGCGCCGTCCGTGACGCTTTCGCCAGATTGGGGCACGATGCATGGTCCTGCGATCTGCTGGCCTCTGAATCGCAAGGAAACCATATCCAAGGGGATGTCTGCGACGTGTTGCGGGAGCAATGGAAGTGGGATCTGATCATTGCCTTTCCGCCCTGCACTTATCTGTGCAGTTCTGGGATGCATTGGACCACTCGCGGTCTGCGCGATCCTAAGCTGACCGAGGACGCTCTCACCCTTGTCCGCACCCTGATGGATGCTGACTGCCCAAGGATCGCCATCGAGAACCCGATTGGTTGCATCTCCAGCCGCATCAGGAAGCCAAACCAGATCATTCAGCCTTGGCAATACGGCCACCCAGAGTCAAAAAGCACCTGCCTATGGCTAAAAAACCTACCCAACCTCGTCCCAACCCAAATCCTCGAAAAGCCAGCAAGCGGACGCTGGGAAAACCAGACGGGATCCGGCCAAAACAAGCTGGGGCCAAGCGCAGACAGGTGGAAGATCCGGTCAAAGACCTACCAAGGAATTGCAGACGCGATGGCAGCGCAATGGAGTGCGTGCGCGTCGTCTTCGCCAGCGATTGCAAACCCTGCCCAGATTGCGGAGAACCTGTTTGCGTAGCCTGCAAGGAGCATTACGCCGACTGCGAATGCCTAGGGCCGGACAATGCAGAGGAACAGGGCTGGAGACTCGTCTATGACCATCAGGGTATTTTGTACGCCGTCCGTCCGCGCCAGGGTTTGACCCAGTAATTTGATCTGGGAATTTGACCCAGAAATTCAATCAGGGAATTTGACTAGCCAATTTGGCTGGCAAATTCCCTTTTTCGTTTCCCCAAATCAGCAACCCCAAGCTTTCCGGCTCCAGTAATTTGGGCTAAAAATGTTTTCCTTGCCCTTAATCCCACCAGACCGCGCACAGTAACTCGCCTTGTTGGCTGGCTGGTCCTTCTTGATGCTCATCTTGGGATCGCCGAAACGCACGATCTTAGTCTTCCCACCCTTCTTCACCAGCACGGCAGACTTCTTCCGTCCTCCAGGCGTACGCTTCACCTTCCCGTACCCAGAAAATGTTTCCCCCCGGTGCTTGATCATTTGCGTTTCCTCTGAACTTCCCCCGCCTGCTTGTCAACCATTCTCCAGCGGACTACCTGTCTCCAGTCCCCAGATACCGTAGCCCTCCGCTCCACTGTCCCATCAGCCAACTCCACCTCCACAGGCAAATGCGCACTGTGCGGTAACATCCAGGTGCCGCTATGCCATTGGTTTTTCTTCATGCGGTTGGTTGGCTGGTTGGTGTATCGTGCGATTTGGCTTGGGCAACCGTTGGGCATAGCTCACCCCTTGTTAGGGGGCGAGCTATTGGTGCAGATGCGCCTTGGATGGGGTGTCTGGGTCATTGAGGGATCCGCTCGGGCGTGCCAGCTGCACACGGATTAGCCTCGGCTCACTAGGTTTAACCTTCACTCTTACGCGGACGGGTAATCGTTTCCGCTGCCGATACTGAGGATCAGAGGCTGATTCCTAACCCACCTTGCGGTGCGGCGGCTTGTGGGCCAATCTCAGCTTGAGGTCTTTGCAGCGTTGCGGGCTGCTTACGCGTCTGGGCGTAAAAACGCCCGCAGAGGTCGTAGTCTCGGCGGGCGTTCAAACTGAACTTCCTGAAATTGATTGCTCGTCTCGGCTACGACTCCGGTGACGAGAGCAAGAAAGTAACTTCTTGAGAGGGGGACAAGATTTATTTCAACAATTAGGAGAAAAAGAGTTGCATGGTAGTGTTAAACTGTATCTCTTCCTCCTTGTCGGTGGGCATTCCGCCTCCCTCAACCCAGTAGAATCAGGATAAAAATGAACAATCAAGCCCAGACCAGTCAGACTACCCGGCCCACGCCAGGTCGTCCCCGTAACCCAAACCGTGATGAGATGCTCCAGCGCATCCTTTCCGGTGAAACGGCCAAGCAAGCCGCATATCACGTCGGAATGACATCCCAGCACGTAACCACGATCCTGAGCAAGCTCGGGATCCGCAAGCAGTACCTCACTGCCTCGGAGTTCAAGCAGATCCTCAATCAGCGCAAAGCAGGAGGTGCCGCATGAGCCGCCCAAGTTTGACCGAGCGTCAGCTTATCGTCAGAGATCTCCTTGCTGGACTGAGCACGAAAGAAATCGCCTACAACCTCAAGCGGACGGTAAGCGGCATATCCAAGATCGCTTGGAATGCTGGCGTCCGCAAACAGTATGTCACTGAAACCGAGTTCCGTAATCTTCTCAACCATCGCAAAGCAGGAGCCAGCAAATGAGCACCAAGTCCCAACACTGGTATGATTCGCACGGCAATGCCTGCTTTGAAGTTGCCAAGGCCAAAGGCGGCGGCACCCGGCCCACGACGCTGGCAGACGCCCGCAAGCTGAACCTTTACCCCAGCGTCACCACCGTTCTTTCCGTGATGGCCAAACCACAGCTGGATGACTGGAAGCTCCAGCAGGTGGCGGAGCGGGCCTATTCCAATCCTCCGCAAGATGGCGAGGATGCAGGCGCCTATGCTCGTCGCACTATTGATGGAGCCTTTGAACAGGTTACAGACGCAGCTGACCTCGGCACTGCCATCCACAGCGCCATAGAAGCCCATTTCAAGGGCGAACTGGTGCCTGAGGCTATGCAGGTATTCATTCAGCCCACCGTGGCTGCGTTGGAGGCTGCTGGCATCAAGATCGTGCAGCATGAACTGCGTCTGGTGAACCATGCCATTGGCTACGCTGGGACGACGGACGCTGTGATGATCCGAGACGGTCAGCAGGGGATCCTCGATTTCAAGAGCCGGAAGACCAAGGCAGGCGTGAAGTGCGAGCCGTGGGAGACGGAACCCATGCAGATCGCGGCCTACGGTGTTGCCAAGTTTGGTAGCGTCCCCCTCTGCGGCGCCAACGTCTACATCAGCACCACTGAGCCAGGGCGCGTGGAGATCGTCGCCTACGATCACAATCAAATGAGCAGTGCGTGGGGCGCTTTCCAAGCCATTGTGTCCCTCTGGCAGTACCTCAAGAAGTACAAACCCAACTTTGTCAGCAACCAGTAACCTGTCAGTCATCAAAACCAAAAATAGTCATGCCTATCAACGTATCGAATAAGACCAAATCGGATCCAGTCCCAGCCGGAACCCATCACGCAGTTTGCTACGGCGTCCTCGCCGTCGGCACCCAGCCCTCGGAGAAGTTCACGCCTCGCCAGAAGATCATCATCTCCTTTGAGATCCCCGGTGAGCGGATTACCATCAAGGACAAGGATCTCCCCCGTGGAATCAGCAAGCGATATACCCTGTCGCTAAATGAGAAAGCCAGCCTGCGCAAAGACCTCCAGTCGTGGCGCGGTCGTCCGTTCACCCAAGATGAACTGAATGGGTTCGATGTCAGCAAACTGATCGGCAGCAATTGCCTGATCTCCGTCCTCCATTCCGACCGGGCCGGGGCGCTGTACGCTGACATCAGCGGCATCTCCGCCCTGCCCAAAGGCATGGTTGCCTGCCGCCCTGAGAACCAACCGCTGTACTTCAACTTGATCGAGGCAATCGATCTGGCGAAGAAGACCGGGAACGACGACATCAATTGGCCCAGCGAGATCCCACCGTGGGTCCAGAAGGTCTGCTCTTCCGCCGAGGAATATGTCGCCTTCCGTGGAGGTGCCTCCGAGGACGACGGTGACGCCCCCAAGAAGATTGGCAGTTTGATTCCTGCCAATGAAGACAGCGCCGCTGATAATCCATACTGATATGCACTGCGCCCAACTCGAAATAGGTGAATGGCTGCGAGATCAAGGCTTGCAGCAAGTTCTTCAGCACACCCCAGAAAGCTGGGTTGATGCTTTCGAGGGAAGAGCCTCCGACTTGCTGGCAATCAATGGATCCTTCACCGCAGAGGAAGTGGTGGCCTTTATCGGGCCACCACCCAATCACATCAATGCGGTGGGTGCAGCGTGCCGGGGATACGCCAAGCGCAACAAGCTGATCGGATCCTACGAGAAAGCTACCAATCCATGCGCCCACGCACGGGTTATCATGCGCTGGAGAGAGGTAGGTCATCGATGAGCACCTATGCGTGGGTTCTGGTGTTCATCGTTTTTATGCTGGTTTGTTTTGTGCTCGGATTTATCTGCGGCACAGAATCAAACCACCACGACGACGACGATTGATCTGGATAGGCTGATCGCCTGTCTAGAAATGAAAGAGGGCGCTCCTTGGAACAGAGCAGGGGGCGCCCTCCAATTCACGAAAGCAACTTGGGGGGACTTCTCCCCTCACCCCTACTCTTGGGCCTGCCAACCGGGCAAAGCCCGCCAAATCGCAAGGAAAGCCCTTCTGCTGACCATCCAGAGGATGAAGCGGGACGGGATTACACCATCAGTCTGGCTCCTAGCTCTCCGCTGGAACTGCGGGTACGACGGAATGCTCAGGCGAATGAACGGGAACTGGAGCTACGCGGAACACGTTAACAACCTTTACTACGACCATGACTTTCTCAGAACACGCATTTGACGCCTGCTGCCGGGAGGCAAAGAAACTGGGCAGGAGACTGACCAAGACCGAATGGCTGGAGACCATGCAGGACGCCTACGACACCTACCCGCACCAGGGTCTGATCGCTACGGATGGTAGCAAGCCAGCCAAGGGAAGCCGCATCAAGACAGTCGACGCAGCTTGGCTGGAGGAACTGGAACAGAACCCGGCCTACGCTGGAATCGACATCAAGCGGGAGCTAGGCAAGGCGCAAGCGTGGGCATCCATCCGCAAGGTCGGAGTCAGCCAGATGCGCTTCCTCAATTGGCTCAACAAGGCGGAAGCTTCCCAGCGCCCAATCCAGTACAACGGAACAGGGGCCACATCATTCAAGGCGCCTCCTACCCAGGCGAACAGTGAACCAGCAGGCTGGCGGGAGTGGGTTCGCGAGAACTCCACCGATCCCAGCAATGCAGACAAACCTTGGAGCGCACTGGAGACAGTCGCCCAGAAATACATTCTCAGTCAGCTAAAATAACATCCATGAACAACGACGATAAAAACAACTCAGCCAGTAATCATAATCCTGCACTGTCAGGTTATTTCCCAAACCTTCGTGTAGTGCCAAAGATCTATAAATACGGGAAAAAGCAGTCGCCAGAAAATGAAAAGCGTTCCGCTTTACGTGAGCATATTATGACTGGAGGAACTCCAAAAGAATTCTCCGAGGTCAGAAGCTGGCACCCAACAACTGCTGGCAAAATGCTTCAGCTGATGGGGATCAAGAAAGTGTTCATCACTGAGGAAGAGCACGCGCACATTATCAATCGTCGTAAGGCCAATCTAAATACTGAAGCATCCAAATGAAAACCAAACCAAAACCACGCGCCCGCCGGATGTGGGCGAATTACTACGCGGACGACAGTTGTCGCCTGCTCAATACACGCGCATCTGCCAGAAGCTATGCAGCGTTTGGTGGCGTCGAAACCGCAGCCATCCCCGTTGCCGTTATCCCGATCCATGAAGATACCGCCCTCGGCGACTCAATGGTTTCCGCGCTGACCTCGCTCGGCGTGCTGCCGAAGCCGCGCAAAGGAGGCCGCAAATGAGCGCACCCATCACCGAGGCGCACTTGGACGCTGCCGAGAAAGCTCTCGCCATGTCGAAAATGTCTGAAGTGGCGCAACTCATCGCCGACAGCGAGGCGGCTGCGGTGCAAACCGCAATGATCAGAGAATACGGCAACCTCTGTGCAACAAATGAGGGGCTCGCTAAGGAGCGCGACAAACTCCGCGCCGAGGTGGAGCGGTTGAAAACGTGCGGCATCGTTGAAATCGCTGCGTCGAACCCAAGCGTGCTCGACTACTGTAAACACTGGGAAGCCCGCGCCCAACGCGCCGAGGCCGAGGTGGAGCGATTGACGAAACAGGCGGTGTTCGACGGCGACCACATCCACACGCTCAACGCGGCGTTTGCCACCCGCGCCGAGGTAATGGACGCCATCGCCCGCGCCGAACGCGCCGAGGCCGAACTCAAATCAGAGCAGGACAACAGCGTGCTCGCCGAGGCTGAACTCGCCACCGAGCGGGCGCGGCTGGATGATCTGGTTGCAGACCTGAACGATGCCTGCATCACGCTCGCATCCGCCAAGGATGACTGCGACGACTACGCTCTGCTGAACACGGGTTTTAAGCTAACGGCTGTTCGCGATGTGTTGCTACAGTACATTCCGCCCGCGGCGCTGAAGGAGGGCAAATGAACACGGAATTAAACACGCCGACACCTCGGACCGATGACGCCCAATGGGGCACCGGAAAAGTGATTACCGACTTCGCCCGCACGCTGGAGCGCGAACTCCACGAGTCGCGCAATGCCGAGAGGCTGGCTCGCGTCCAGCTTGGCAACGAGCGGGCGCGGCTGGACGACCTGCTCTCCGTCAACGCAACAGGCGCGGCGCGGCTGGCCCACGCATCGGCGCAACTCGCCGCCGAGCGCGAGAAGGTGCGGGTGCTGCGGAATGCTATGAAATACCTGCTTAACGATGACAACTACATCGACCCGCAATTTGACCCATGCGCATTGGCGTCCAAAGCGTTCGAGGTAACGAGGGACGCCAAATGAACACCATCCCAACACCACGGACGGATGCGCAGGCCGGATGGGCAATCGCCAACCAATACGGACAATCGACGGGAAGCGAACTACTCGGAGCGCCCGATGGAGTGTTTGTTCACGCTGTATTCGCCCGCACGCTGGAGCGCGAACTTGCCCACGAGCGCGAACGGTCGCGCCTGCTCTTGGTGGCGATGAACGAGAGGGACGACGGCTACACCGAAAGCCGCAAGCGTATGTCTGCGCTGGAGTCTGCTCTAAATTCCGAGCGGGAGAAGGTGCGGGCGCTAAAGGATGCGCTGACGCGCCTGCGGGATTGCGATTGGGTTATCCCACTGCACGAGGTGCAGGACATTGCCCGCGATGCGCTGGCTAAAGCGGAGGAGTCCAAATGAGCAAGCGATTCAAAGTCCGTCAGCGCACCGCGGCCAAGAAAGAGCGTTCGCTGGAAGTCATCGACCAGTTTTACGGCAACGTTATTGCGGAGCTCGAACGACTCAAGGCGATGCCAACCGTGGAACGCGATCGACTAGAGAAGGCCCTCGCCGCAACGGAGGCCGCGCCATGAGCACACCCATCACCCAAGCGGCGCTTGATGCCTTCAAGCGGCGAGTGGTCTCCAGGGGATCGACGGAATCAGACTTAATTGAGGGTCTGACCGAGCTTGTCGCCAGCATGGCACGGCTGGAGTGCGCACTCGCAATCGAGCGGTCCACGCTCGCCGGGGCGCTTGAAATCAAGCGCGGTGTTGAGGCTGAACTTGCCGAAGCGAATCGCAGGCTCTCCAATAAAAAGTCGTGGTATAAAATGGCGAACGATTCCGCCGTGAAACACGCTTGGATGTGGGGAATCCTGCGCGAGGAACTGTTGGTCGAGCGCGAGAAGGTGCGGACGCTGCGGCTGGCCTGCGAGCGCATCGTGGAGCAGTGGGATAAAAACCACATTGCTGCGCCGTTTCATGCTAGCAGCGTGATGTATTCGTGGGCGAGCACGGCGCTGGCTACAACGGAGGACAAACCATGAGCACAACCGCCTGGATCATCCTCATCATCGTTGCCTACGTCACTGGATTCATCGCAGGATACGCCACCAACAATCGACCATGAGAAAAGATCGCACTGAATACTGGAAAGAATACGCCATCAAGAACGCTGATAAACGGAAGCTGGCCAAAGCCGCCTACCGCGAACGCAACAAGGACAAGATAAAGGCTTACGCTGGCGTCTATCGGGCATCCAGCCCTGGCGCCAGCCGCACCCCAAGCGCACCCCGCAAGCCTCAACCCATCAAGATCCCTGACAAGATCACCAGAACAGAGGAGCAGGAGGAAAGATTCCAGGCATTGCGCGAAAGGTTCGCTGCATTCCGCACTGCTAAATTGAAACAAAATGAGTGAATGCTATCGCAATTGATAAAAACTGTTAGAACATCAAACGACTATGAAAATTACAATGAAACGTCCTAACATTGAGATGCTCGCCCAGATCGAGACCATGCTCAATGATTTCGCCAAGATCCGCACCATCGCAACTAAACTCAAGACCCAGGCTGTAACGGTTTATCGTTACGCCAGCCATCTTGGCTACAAGAACGTCATGGTGAGCAGTCAGGAAATGGAGATGATCGTCGAGCACCGGGCCAAGCTGATCAAAGCCAAGATCGCTGAACCCGCTCCTGCCAGTGCCCCTGCAACCGCCCCAGAAGCCGCAGTACAGGCCATCGACTAACTTACCAGTGTCCCTATGGCCAGACCGCCATATCTCCCGCCAGATCCAATTCCTGTCCCTTACTTCAAGGGCAGGAAGTACCGGGTCCGCACCACCCCTTGGCACGTCAAACGGATGCGGGAACTCTACTGGCAGGGCATCCCCTGCAAGTCCATCGCCCGCTTGTTCAACCTGTCCTACAATTATGCATGGCAAATCGTCAACTTCTACCGCCTCCGCAAAGCGCAAGGTGAAACGCAAAGCAGAAAATAAAGCATGGAACCCCAATCTTACCTACCCGATCCGCCTCACCCTGCCGGGTTACACAACGCCCAGCCTAAACACAATGCTGGGACGCAACTTTTGGATCCTCACCAAGCTCAAAAAGGAGGCAAGGGACGCCCTCGTTTCTGCGTTACGATCACCAGGTACGGTAGCCGCCCCCTCGACGTAGATAATGGCGCAGGAGGCTGTAAACCCCTCTTAGACGCCATCCGCTACGAGGGTCTCATCCCTGATGATGACCCTGCCACTATCGAATTTCAGTTCCGGCAGATCCAGGTCAAGAAACCTTACCGCCGGACTGAAGTGCTCATTGAGCAGATCTCTTAGTCCTCGTCGTCTTCCTCGACGTACTTCTTCTTCTTGGGCTTGCCAGTGCCGACAGGCTCAACGTCAGGACCGGGCTTGACCACCTTGTAGCCTTTGCTGTCGACCTTCATGTTGGAACCAATGGACGTGACATTGATCTCTTTGCGGGCCGGACGCAGCACCTTGTCAGGAATGCCATTGATGCGGTCTCCAGAGGTGCTCTGGCACTCGCATGGGCTGTAGTTGGATCTCGGAAGCATTTTGTTGTTCATGGGAAATTAGCGGGAGGGGGATAGACGTTGTTGTTCTTGGAGGTAACGGTCAATGAAGGGTTGCGCCTGACCAGCAGCCGGAGCACCGGACTTAGCCAGAAACAAAGACAGATTGCTTGGGACGTTAGTGCCGTATTGAGGTCTGCTCAGGCCGCGCTGGATTGCAGCCGAAATACCACCGCCCTGTCCAGTCAACGCACGGGAAGCAAGACCTGTAGCTGATTGACCAATTCCTGCACCAGCAACGGCCCCAATTCCTGCACCAATCGCAGACTGCCCACCTAAGAAATATCCAGCGGATCCGCCGAGTGCTGCCCCAGCAGGCAAACGTCTGGTATTTGACGCACGCAGATTAGCGGCAGCAGCTTGAATTGCTGGAGTGTTCTGGAATGCACCTTCTTGGATATTGTAAATGCGAGCAAGCAAAGCGAGATTGTCAGTAAGGAGATTGGGCGCTGCTTTTTGAAGATCACCCAACACCGAAACATCTAGCGTTCTGCGCCCAGGTTCAATCGCTTGCTCCAGAACGGAAAGTTTGCCCAATTGAGGACGAACCTCGGAAAGACGCTGACTCAAGTCAGGACGATTAGCTCTTGTAAGAATTGTATCCAATTGATTTTCCAGCTTCTCAACTTGAGCAGTCGATTGCTTGGCCCTGTCAAGAAGTGCAGGAGTGGTTCCCTTGTTTGAATCCTTCGCTTCTTTCCAGATTTTCCATGTTCTGCGCATTACATCACGCGCATCTTCAACAGCGTCTACCTTTGTTTTTGCGGCATTATTTACAGATTTCACATCTCCGTAGACAGTCTTCAATTCCTGTCCGCGTGCCTTCAGAACATCCAAAGAAAAAGGTGCATCAGCAGGAATGCCGACTTCACGACGAGCAACTTCGCTGGCCTTAGTCGTATTGATTTCACGGATTACTCGTGTGGCTTCGTCAGATTCACCAGCAATCGTTTGAACTGCTTTTGTCATCCCACTGGGATTAACAATCCGAGGATCATTGACGCCTCCAAGAAGCTCCCAATTGATCATGTCCTGATCCCGCGCAAGATTCTGCCGTTTGGCGATCAGTGAGGATGCCGCTTTCTCACTCGGCCCAACAGCCAATTCTTCACCAGCATATTTCCTCCCGGCAATAGCACTGCCGGAAGTTGTGGCGCCAGCATAACGAGCAGCTGCGCCACCAGCAGCACCACCCAAACCAGCAAGAATCGCCTCAGACGGACCAACTTTATCCATCTCGCCAGTGATAGCAGCTGGAGCAAGTACGGCACCGAGATTTGCGGTGCCTTGTGTGGCGGCGGATTCCATCATTTCACGGCCAGTAACCTTTGCCAGCTGTCCACCTGCTCCCGCAAGCATACGAGCCTCTGGAGCGAAAGGAATGGCGCCCATGAGGCCAGCCTGCAAACGACCTCGCATCGTTGGCGTTTCGCCAAGTCCGCGAGTAGTGGCTTCGTAGCCAGCAAGCCCACCGGCAGCACCGCCAATGGCTGCGCCAATCAAAGGAGCCGCTCCAAACGTGAATGGAGCCAACGGAGCACCAGCCAGCATACCTGCCTTCTGACCAACTGCTGCGCCACCAGCTTCACCAACAATCTTGATTCCTGCCTTCTCAAGTTCGCTCATCAACCGTCCACGGAATTTATCCGATTCACTTGGAAGTGGTGCGGGTTTTTGCTCAAAATCAGCCAAGAGCTTTTCAAGTTCAGCGATTTTGATTCTCCGCTCTTCTGGACTCAAAGAAGGTGTGCTCATAATTGTTATTTCTTTTTAGCAGACTCTGCGGCTTCTTCAGCTTTCAAAGCATTAAGTTGATCTCTGATGTCCTGAACAGTTTGGGGGACTCCGAATACGCCGACCTTTCCATCTATCAATTTATTCTCGATGTCTATTTCCATTTCTTTTTTTGGCTTGTAGAAGACTTCCCCGGCTGAACCTTTACGGCCCCAGAATGAATCAACAGCATAGTTGTACGTGTTGATGTTATCCCTGTATCGAATCATTCTTTCGCCGAAAATGTCGGCAATGGCGTTTTTAACAACTTCTGGATTTTGCAGAGCATTTACATTCCCGCCAAGATAAGAAACGATTCGTTGCACGTCACCTTCAGTCGTTGCTCCAGGTCCAGCAACAGTAGTCCTCAATCGGCCAACCAATCCCTGAAGATTACCTTTGGCGATCTGGAGCTTTATTTCATCAGCGGCTAAAGGATCACCCATTAAAGTTTTCATGCTGGTAGTGAAATCCATAGCAGCCCTTTCAATGCCCTTTGGAATGCTACCCATAATATCAGAGTATTTCTTCAATCCGCGTAACGCAGATTCATCATCAATGATCTCTCGGTTAAGCTTAATGAAATCATTCTGAGGCATGATCGTCTTGTTGAAGACACCAGCCGTAGTGGGAATATCACCGGAACGCAGCGGTCTTAGTGCGCCATCGGGTTGACGTACAAATACGTTACCAGATCCATCGCTGAAAGCATGGCCACCATACTCTCCTTTTTGGTTCATCACAATTCCACTCTCCGCGAGGTCTTTAGTGCCGACAGTAGCAGCTTTCTTGTAAAGACCATCTAGCTCTACTGGATTAGGGACACGCTTGTTTTCAAACGTGAATCGATTGTGCGCGATCTCGAAAGCTTTATCACGCTCACTCTTGTCTACTGGTTTGATCGCCCGATCATACTCATTCTGCATATTGAAGTAGATCTGAGCAATCTGATTCACGGTAGGCGTTCCAAACGCACCGCCACCAGACAATTCAACAGCCTTACGAATTGCATCCGTCTGGGTAGGACGCTTAGGCAAAGGAACCTGGGGAGCAGCAGGAAACCCACCGCTCATCACTTCCAATTCAGCAGCAGGAACTCGCTGGGAAGCAGGCACAGCCTGAGGCAAGAACTGCATGGCCGACTCAGGGACCGCTGGGGCCTTTTCAGCAGGTTGCTCTGCCGGCTTAACGGCAGGCTGCTGTGCGGAGAAAAGCTGGTTCAACTCCGACTCGCTCGGCTCAGTTTCACGGTCCAGCGTCAGGGTCTTGCCAGTCTGCGTATCTTCGTAAGTGAATTTAGGCATGATTATTTTCCACGACGAACATTAGGACGCGAGCCAAGTCCAAACTGACGTTCCAGTTCACGCAATTTAGCATTCCTTGCAAATTCAGCGTCAGTTGCCTGATTGCGTACAGCCTTTTGATAAACATCGCCCATCACATCGCCAAAGGATTCAACGAGGATGCGAGGATTGGACAGGATCGCCTTGATGCCTTCTTCGTCCAGAGTGATAGTCCGTTTCTTTTTGAGCGTAGCACCCTTGGAATCGTCTTCAGCAGCGGTAAGCCTGGATGAGCCGGCTTTCTTTTCAGAGATTGCAGAAAGATCATCAAACTCATCACGAAGCTTTTTGGCGATAGCCTTGGCTTCTGGACTCAGACTGCTCTTAGGCAAGGTGAATGGACCATCAGGAGCAGCAATCGCCTGATCAAACTTTTGACGAGCCGCTTCCATGACAGCAGGATCAGCAAAAGCGGAAGGAGCAGCAGGGACAGGAACGGGAGCACTGATTGGAGCCGGCTGGACTCTGCGAGAAAGATCCATTGGGCCGGCAAACCGAGCAGCGGCCAAAGCAGCAGGACCAAACGAAACGTCAGACGGACGCAACGCCCGGTACTGGTCGATTGGTTGGGCGGGACTGACCATCGATGCGCTAGGCGCAGAAGTCGTAACGGCGTCCATCCCGTCCATTTGAGGAGCAGGGGCAGGGGCGACATCAGGAAGCCTTTTAAAGCGACTAGACGGAGCTTGTGGGGCAGCTGGCTGACTGACTGCCGGAACAGGAGCAGCTGGAGAGAATGCAGCAGGCGCGGATGATGCGGCGCCAGGTGCTTGAGGAAGGAAGCTCGCAGCGTTTGTCGCCGCACCTTGAGCATCAGCACCAGGCCCAGCCATCATGCTCTTGTAGATTTCGCCGAGCTTTTTCTGCTGATTGATCTCTTCCTCAAGTTTCTGATTCTCCAAGCCAGTACGCTTAATGGCTGCTTGGTCCCTCGCTAAGTTGGAGGCCGTTACATTACCCTCAAGGAACGAAGCAAGAGTGAGGTAATTCTCCTTCTCCGACTTGTTGGGATCCCCACTCAAGAACTGCTTGGCCGTAGCCTCATCCAGACCAAACTTGTCCTTATGGGTAGCGATCAGTTGCTTCAGAGCACTGTTCTTGGCGCGGAATGCTTTGTTCTCCTCGTCCCGCTTGTACAGGGTCTCACCCAGGTTCGTCAGGGTATCGCCCATCAACTTGGCACGGTCCATCGTTGACTGGTACAGGATCCGACCCTCATCGCGTTGAACAGGAACGTAAGCCATAATCGTAGTTGGTTATGAAGTCAGATGATCAAGTGCCTGCTGGTTTTTTAGCACCACCGCCCAAAAGCCCATTGATGATACTCGTGACAGCATTAGTGGTAGTCTGAATACCATTATTGGCGAGGAATCCAACAAAAGAGTTAATGAACTGAGCTTCCTGACCTTTGGCAGCAGCCTCTTTGTACGCAGCCAGGTTCTTCTCAGCCGCCTGATACGCATTGTAGGCGTTGACGTTGTAGTCGTACACCTCACGAGCATACTGGTTGGTGGGCGAGTAGGTCTGGGAGATCAGACTGGCAAACGGAGAGAAGATGTTCCCGGTTTGAAGATCAGCCGCTCTAGAAAGATTGCCCATCGATTGCTGGACGGAGGCGCGAGCTTCCGCTTCACGCTGCCGCTGCAAGGCGTCCCGGCCTAGGATCTCAGCGCCAATCGCTCCCTGCCCCATAACCTGACCGCGAGCAGCGTAAGCCTCCCGTGCCCCCTGCTGGGCCGTGCGGACATCCTCTTGGCTCAGATTGCCCTTCTGGGCCTCAGTGTAGCGAGCCATGTCAGCGGCAAGCTGGGATTCAGCTTCACGACCAAGAGTCGTCAGGCTGGATGGCGTGAATTGCGCCTGCAATTGCTTGTAGTAGGACGCCAGATCATTCCCCGGTTGCCCAGTAAGCGTATCCAGAGTCAGACCAAACTCTTTGCCGTAATCGCGTTGAGCGAGTCCAGTGTTGGTCGGACTGGTAAAATTGAAGCTAGGTGTGGTGACGATTGGCATAGTGGCGGCTCCTCCTCCAGTAGATGTTCCTGTTCCTGTCGTTGTAACTGTGGTTGTGCTAGTCGTAGTAGGCGTTTCGCCTGTTCCCGTTCCTACAACTACAGGGCCAGTGCCAGTAGTAGTTGTTTGATTAGTCCCGGTGCTAGTGCCTGTTCCAGTGGTCGTAGTAGCGGGAGCAGTTGTGTTAAAGATGCCTGCATTCGGTGCAATTGCAGGAGGCTTTACATCAGGCTGAAGGATCTTGGGCGTCTCCGGCACTACAGCAGGCGGAGAAAAGATCCCGGCATTAGGATCAATCGGTTCGACCTCGGTTGGAGGATTCAGAACCGTAACACCAGGCGCAGTTGGCGTGGTGACCGGCTGGGTCACTCCAGCAACAACGGGAATGGACGGAGTGGAGGGTGGCTCCAGCGGCGTTATGGCCCCGCCCAAAGAACCAGGCGTCACAGAAACATTGCCACCACCACCGGGAGGCTGACCACCGCCAGAGCCGCCACCTGTGCCTACAACGCCAATCGCACCCAAACCAGAGGGATCAAGGCCAATGACTTCATTTTGACCACCAACAATGGATCCAGTACCAGCACCGGCACCAGTGCCAGTTCCGGCCCCACCACCAGTAGATCCCATGCCCCAGATGTCGCTGATGTCCGTTTGACCAGTCAGAACGTCCGCTGCATTGGTAACCGTGTTTACGGTGCCTTGACCAGCGTTCACGACGCTTCCAATTGGATCCTTAGGGTCCAGTTTGGCGACATTGCCACCAGAGAAGATCAATCCTGCTGCCGTAATGGCCAGCCCAGTGGCGGGATTGATGCCGGGGATCGGAAGGATCAACGGAATGCCTGAGTTGCCAGTTGCCGCACTAGCTCTTGCAGCAGTTCTAGCCGCCGCAGCAGCATTCGCGTCTTCAGCCTCAAATACTTTTGGCAGCTCCCTTACGACGTGTTCAGCTAATTTCTCAGCAGGAGATGGTCCGGTAGTTCCATCCGCATTTAACGTACGTTGATTGGCAGTCGCCTCAGTTAACGGCGGAAGACCTTGGCTTTCTCTAATGGCATTCTGTCTAGCGATCTCTTCAGCCGATATCTTATCAATCAAAGGATCGCCAGAAGACCCTCCAGTATATGGGATCTCATCTTGTTTTGGCGTACCATCACCAATGGAAATGGTTACTGGTGGATTTACAGTACCTTCATCAATAGGAACAGTCACTGTAGGAGGCATGATTTCTCCGCCAACGCCACCAATCCCGCCTCCAGCGCCACCACCACCACCATATCCACCTCCGAATGTACCGTAGTTGAAGATATTTGAATCAAATCCAGATCCACCACTATCGACACGATCACCAGTAACCACAAAAGGAGACATCACGCCTCCTTCGGAAATAGGAAGAGTGTCCAAGCCAATCCTGCGAAATACAAATGGGTTGATAGGCATGGATTGTAGTTTGTGATATATCGTCTAATGCAGACGCAGATCAGGAGGTAACGCCCTTGATTACAACAAAACTAAGCACTAGAGCCTCGGAAAGAGATCCAGCGGTTTGATTATTCGTAATGTACAATGTCGCAGCACCTGCACCGCATGAAACATTGAACACGTAAGCTCCAATCGTTCCACCTGATTTGTGATTGATAATCACTACATCTGTAGCGGCAATCTTACTGTTAGTCCAAACAGCTGAAACAATGGTTGTATGGCCCAATGAATCTGCGGCAGTGGTGATCTGACCGCACATGGCATTCAACGTAAACGCAGTAGCCTTGCTCGTTGCCTGCGTTACCGTGCCGCCAGCACCCGTGTAAAACCCAAGTCCGGTGGTAGTCGTATCGACGGCCTCATAGTTGCCAGCGCCAGTCGTAGAACGCGCAAGAAACGTGTTGTTACTTGCCGCAGCTACGATCTTAGCCAAGGTCACTGCATTGTTAAGAACCTTAGCCGTGGTCACTGCATCAGACGCGAGTTTATCAGCAGTCACTGCACTGTTGAGGATCTTAACCGTAGTCACTGCATCAGATGCAAGTTTGTCCGCAGTCACTGCGCTGTTCGCAATGGTCGTCGTAGTAACGTCATTCGGGCCAATAGCTGCCACCGTAGGTTGAGCCAGCAGATTAAGCTTGGTGTAAGTGATCGGATCAGTCGTTCCCGTGAAGGTGTATCCTGGAGTTACAGTAGGCATAGGGAATAGGATTAAAGCGTGAAGAACGATGGGCCGGGAGAGCGAGACTGACTGCCCATGCCTGATTGGGCGCCGTTCTTGCCATTCTGAGCGAATGCCTGAGGCATACCAAACGCAGGAGCCTGCGGAGGCGTCATCCCGCCGTAAAGCGAAGCAGACGGCGCATTAGGACGCATGGCAGGCTGGCTGTAATTAGCCATCAACGCTTCCATCCCACCAGCCTGCTGTGGCTGTTGCGGCTGCATGGATGCATTGGGTCGGCTGGACCCATTGAGATTCTCCAGTCCCGGCGGCATAGGAGGCAACGGGTCGCCTCGCTTGACAAAATTGGAAGGCATTTGGAAATCGTACATAAATTAGACTTGGACGAGGTTAGCGCGTTGTCCAGACCGGGCCTCATAGCCCAAGGACATGACGCTGATGAACCCTTTGGTGTTGGTGATTTCCAGCCAGCTAAGGCGCCCTTGGCGACGACTGATGATCGGAAGACGCAGTTCCTGAGGCATCTCCGGTTGGAACCCCGTACCAGTCTGCAAGCCAGTCGTGGGCAATCCAGGCGTGCTCCCCGCCGCCAGCGCCCCAGTACTGTAATCCTTGCGGTAGGCCCGGTTGAAATCGTTGTTCGCGTTGGTCAGATCATACGCTGAGTCAGCAAACTTCCAGGTCTGGGACCGGCTGTACGTCTGATCAGTCAGCAACACCGACTCCTCGCTCGCACCCTCCGTAAACGCCGATACGGACGTTTCCGGGCGATTCGTGGAGAGATCAATGTAAGCCCTGCGCTGGAAATGATTCAGGTTGGACGTGTCGTAGGCGCGGGTTACAAGCTGGGTGCTGATTTCAGCCACCGTTGCACCACTGATGTCGTTCTGGCCTTCATCCGTGACGAAGATCCGCCCATCCTCCGTAACTGCGTGCATCCGTTGCAGGCCGAGGTAGTCCGCAACCTGCCAGCTTTGGATGCACATATTGATCGTGCTATCAAAGTTCCACTCACCAAACCAATTCTCGGTGGTGAAGTTGTAAACAACAACAGCGTTGCAGACGATGCTGTTATCAAGCGGAAGCGCGACGTACAGCTTGTTGCTCCAGTACCCAATGCTGATCTTGTAGCCAACTTTCCAGTTAACCCGGCTCATAATCTTCCGAATGCGCGTCGAAAGAGGCAGGGTCTTATGCTGAACGGAATTATTGGTTGATGTCAGCGTCAGAAGATTGATGTTCTGATTGCTCACGTAGGCCAGATCAGGACCAATCGAGGTAACGCCATTGATGCTCACCAAACCAACCTGACGGGTGATTTCAGTGACGTTAACATCACTCAACGCCCCTTGGACGTTCTCAAGCAGCATGACCGACTTGTTCTTGAAGGCAATCAGACTGTTCTGTCCAAACGGGAATGTAGCAACCAGGTAATCGCTGTTACCAGTGTTCAAATTGAACTCATTGGCCAACGGATCGTAGTCGGTAAACGCCAACACGTCAGACGCAGCAATCGAATCCTTGCCATCTACGACCCAAAGACGGTTCTGGTAGTAAGTGCCCTGATTGCTGTTGGGAATCGATGCAAACGAGGCAGGAAGGCTCGTGGGAGGCACAACCGTAAAGGATCCGCTCCAGTTGCCATCCCAGTAAAGCGGAGTCTCATTCGGCCCACGGAAGATGTAGACGTAGTTGTTGGCCTGAACGATGGTCGACTGGGAGGTTACCGTGTAAGCGCCCAGGCTGATGCTTTTGCCAGTAAAACCATTCGCGTAGAAGCCAACGGAGTCATACCCAACAATCATTATCCAGGTCTGCCCGATATTGTTGGGATCGGAATAGATTGCTGATGCATAGACTCCAGAGCCAGAACTGTCAGAATACATCGTAGCTCCACTAAGTCCTACAGCCACAAACAATCCATTAGCATATGTGCTGCCCTGCCAATCATAATTAGGAATATCAGTAAGGCGGATCCATTCAGTACCACTAATTGAATACATGACGTTGTTTCCGCCAGTGAGGCGGGCAAATGCCATGAATCTTCCGTTTCCAAATGTAATGGTAGTCCAAACAGATCCATCTGAATCTCTCGTTTTCTCCCAAGTTACAGCATCTGTTGAAATAAAAATCTGACCATTTGCATCAAGGGCAACAAAAGTTTGATTGCCAAAAGCAATATCAACAATCGCGTATGCGGACGGAATAGACACGCTTGATAGAGTAACTCCATCAACCGTGGTAACAATGCTTCCCGCAAAGCCACCTATGCAAAAAACGCCATTTCCAAAAGCAACTGCAAGGGCACCTGTTATCAGAGAGCTAACAACCCCAGTAGACCAAGTAACGCCATTGTCACTGCTAATGCGGGTTCTTGCCGTGCTAACAGCAATCCACAACCCATTGCCATAAGCAACATCCTCACAAGGCCCAGTAGGTGGAACTGATGGAGTAAACCAAGTCATTCCGTCGTCTGAATAAGTCACAGGATTCGCAAGAAGTCCTACCGCAACAAAACGCCCATTTGCGTATGATATGCCTCTGAAATTGCCTGTACCAGGACCACTACCGGGAACCCTTTGGGTCCAAGTGATTGAATCAGGGCTGGAGTAAATTGCGCCAGCAGCACCGACTCCAACAAACAAATTAGACCCAAAAGCGACATCGTATAAATCGGGAGGTCCAGCAATAGCGTTGTACGTCCAAACCTGACCGTATGGAACGATCCCAAGCTCAGGGTAGCAGACAAAACCTCCCCGCGTCACAGCATCCTGAGATGTGAAATCATGGTTAACTGCCTGCTGGACGTTTCCAGGCTTGATGTTCTCTGGGCCGTTGTACTCGTCCACGCCAAGCAATGAGTTATCCCCAACCGACTCTGGCTGGTCATCCAGATTGCCGTATGCGCGGTAACGATTCATCAGATTAGTGACTGATTGCAGTCAATCGGGCGATTGATCCTTGCTATCATTCCACTGCCGGTTCCAACGCCACAGCAGGTAAGCAATGCCGAGCAGGGTTGCCGTCAACCCAGCGATCTCATTGATCTGCGCAATTGAAACCATTGCAACAGTAGGTGCTGTAGCAGTTAAGATGTCCTTTGCGTTAGGGAAGTTCATTTCTTGCGAGCCATGCGGTCACCGAACCACCAACCGATTGAGTTGAAGGCACAGAATTGGATTTGCTCAACCATGTTTGCCTGATCCGCAGCCGATACGCGGAAGAACACGATTGAGACAAGAATTAGAAGGAGAAACGTAATGAAAGGACGAAACAGCGTGATGATGTTTGCGGCCCACGGGGAAACATTCGCTGGAGGGATGGAGGCGTTCTGGCTGGCAGTAAAGGCGTCCCAGGCGCTCTTATTGGCTGCGATCTCCGACATTACCTTGGCCTCTTCAAGCTTACGCTTGTGCTCCTGAGCCGCCTTGTAGTTCTCAAAGAACCCATTTCCAATGCGCATCAGGATGCCAAAGGCACCTCCGCCAAAAGCACTGGAAATGAGTTCAAGCATAAGGTTCAGGCAAGATGATCAGGAGGCAGCGAGAACCTCCGTACAATCAACCTACAGGCGTTTCTTTGAGCTTGGCGACCTCTGCCTTGAGGGAGTCGATTTCTTCTTTGGCTTTGGCAAGCTCGTTGATGAGCAGGTTGACGTTGTTGTTGGCGAGATCGACAGCCAATGCGGATTTGTATTCGTTGCTAGTCATGTTGGATTAGATTGAAGGAGTTGCAGCAACGATAATGGTGAGGCCCAGGTTGTCCGCAATGCAATCCAGCTGGTATTCTTCATCTGGGATCAGATCTCCCCAGTTATTCCATTGATCAGCCGTCATCGCCTTGTTGCCCGCCGTGAGCGGGGTGTTGGAGTAGACCGCATCCACCGCAGGCACCTCGGGGGTGTCGTCGGTGGCCGGTACGGCGGGCGTGGCCGGGGTGACGAGTTGGCGGTCGGAGAGTTGCCAGAAGTAATTCGGGCAACCCGAGTCATCCACCGGTCCGACGCCACGGATTTCGAGCGTGTTGGCGGTGCCGGGGAAAACTGCGACGGGTACGATGGGAGTTTGCATGGGAGGGAGATTAGTTGGCGTAGTAGGGGACCTTCATTTGCGTGCCAGCGACGTTCACGATGATGTAGCCGGTCGGAGTGGCCGGGAGAGCGGACGCGCCACCGGCTGCGCCGACGGTCGTGGCGGTGGTGCCGCCGTAGGCGATTTCTCCCGCCGAGGCGGTGGCGGCGGCGCGAACTGCGCGCACGTTCGCAAGTCTTACGGTTGTGAAATCCGATTCGTCTGCTAAAAGAATGTCGAATTGCGCGCCGGTTCGTTTTAACGCCGGAAAGCTCGCCGTCGTCCCGCCGAACTGGAGGCGGCTGAAGTCGGTTTCCGCCGCGTTCAACAGCGTCACAACACCGTCGGACGGAGACTTAATGCGCGTTTTTGAAGTCCATGCGTAATACGCCCCCGAGCTAGCGGTAATGTTTGTCCCAGAAATCGTCCCCGCAAACGTCGCGTTTAAGTCTGCGCCGAGGGTGAGGGCGGTGTTGCCCCCGTTCGTGCGAAGTAACATCCCCGCGGTCGCGGTAAGATAGGCGTTTGCGCCGTCATACAAAAGGCCGAGACCTATGGTTCCCGACTTGGCAATGTTAAACCCAGTGTCTCCCGTTCCTGTTCCGTTGAAAATAAGTCCGTTTACTCCGTTCCGATACAATCGCGTATCAGTTCCAAAAATCATTCCATTTGCGGCAGTCGTGAGGTCCGTCCCCACTTGCAGGAGCGCGCCGGAGTCGGTGGCTCCGGTGCCAATGCCGAAGCGGCCGTTTGCGAAACCACGGGCAACTTCGGTTCCGTTGCTTGAAACAAGCGTGAACGGCAAACCTGCCCCCGCCTGAAACGTCAGCGCAGAACCCCACGTAATCCGCCCGTAAGAACCGGAAGAATTTCCGAAAAACAACGTGTCCGAAAAATTAGAAAGACCGATGTGCGAAACTTGACCCGTCGTGCTCGGCGTGAGCGTGATGTTTTGGGCGGTGCCTGCGGCGGCGAGTTCAACGCCTCCCGAATTATTCAACCTGACATAATTTGCATTGCTCGCGCCGTAGATAGTTCCGGCACTACCAAAACGGAGTGAAGAAGCACCGCCAGCGGAGAAGCCTACAAGGTTCGAGGTGTCCCGATAAAACCCCGTGTCGGTATCCGCCGCAAAACTAATGCTCGGCGCGGCGGCGGTGCCGTCGGCAAAGAGGCCCGTGCCTCCGATCACGCTAATAGCTACTCCGCCACCGTTACCTAAGACTGATGGTAGTGATCCAAATGACATGGTGGTATGTTTGGTTAGACCTGGAACTCAGACTCGTGGATAATCGCATCAGTAGCTGCACGACGGAAGAACTTAGCCTGCTGTGCTGCCGCTGTAGACCAGGTGTACTGCGTACCTTGGTAGAGGATGTGCCCATTCGTTGCAGATGGATCGGAACCATCAAACGTGCACATCACGTCAGCAGCTTGCACATCGAGCACAATCATGGTGGTCGTATCCGCAAACGCAGCGAATTGACCCACAGCATTGGTTACCGTCAACCGCTGATCCGCCACCGCACTCCCACGATACCAAGCTGGTTTCGGATAATTGTTATTAAGGTTAAATGAACTCATAATTAAGAGGTTTGTTGGTTACCAAGATCTTGATTGCGACGTGACGTGAGTGCTGACGGTCATTTGGAAGCTGTCTGGCATCTGACGCTGGATGCGGTCCCATTCCTCATTCTTCTTCACTTCGACGATGCCGTAAGCCTGTAGCGCCTTGTCAGCCTGACCATCCTGGATCAGCCAGTCACCGTAGGTCTGCCAGATCAGAGGCTGACTGATCATCTCAGGAACAAGCTGAATATCCCACTTGCTGGGAGTATCCTCTGGATCTTGCCCTGCCGTGGTTGTGGCCAAGCATTTGTAGTAATCGCTGGTGCCGGTCAAAGCTCCCGTAGTCCGCGTGTAATAGATGTACTGGCCCGCAACGTAGGTTGCCGTAGCCGAGAACTCATCACCTGAGTAATTGTAGGGGACGCGCCGGTAGTAGATGTAGATCGGATTGGCCGGGTTCGTGTTGTAGCTCACATACCCATTGGTTCCCATGAACCCACCGGCACTGGAAATCATCTGAAACCCATCCCTCGTAACGACAAACCCCTGCCCACGGGGATAGGTGATCATCGCAGGGCTGTCCACCCAAGCTTGGAACAGAACATCAATCTCGGCTTCCCCTGTCTGATCCCACGGAAGGGTGAACTGCTGCGGGGAGACGTTGTTCTGCTGAACAATCAGGTTGCCCCACAGATACAATCCCTTGGTGATGTCGCCAGCGTAGGAAATCGTGCTTCCGTCCGTGCTGACGCCCGCTTTGTAAGTCTGGCTGGTGGCATCGGCTCCAGTCTGATAAAAGATGGTGCAGAGGAAGAAACCGTTAGCGCATTGCTGCACGTTTGCACTCTGAACATTGGTTTGAGTGCCGAGATTACCTGTCTGGACATTGAAGAAGGTGGAGAACGTGGTTGTACCATCGTTTACGGCCAAATACAGGTAATTCCTACCTGCTGGACGTGCGTAGACACTCGCTTGGTACATCGTAGCCCCAAATGCGGTTACAACCTGGGTTACGTTGTGCTCGGCATTGGTAACCGTCTCAAGCACCTTGCTAGCGGTAACACGATTGTCAGCTGGGTTGCTGATGTTGTTGGCCGTGACCGTTGCATTCGTCGCCGTCCAATACGCTGTCTGGGAGAGGTCGTTTGGGTAGGTCAGCGAATTACCCACAAACCGAGCCTCACCCCAACCAGTCAGGTCTGGCCAGTTGCCAGCACCCCAGATCTGCCGCACGTTCGCGTTAAACAGATCATTGATCGATTGCGCTGTCTCCGTCGTCAGACGAGACGTAGGCACGCCAATCAGTCCGCAAATGTTAGACAAAGCGCGACTGTAGGGGATCGTTCTCACTTAGTCTTTGTTTTTAAGCCATCCACCTGTCAAACCGTGACGAGCAGCGTTAACCTTAGGACGATAGCCAACGGCACAGAGATGCGGATTATCCTTCAGATACTCAGGCATCCACTCATGCACGTTGTTGCCATGCTGGCCCTGCAAACGGAAGAAGAGTCGGCTGTTGATGCGCGTACTCATTTGGCCAAGACCTTCCATCTTGGTCGATCCTTCCTGACGCATCTTGGCAGCAAGACGAGCCTGGTCCTCATGGACCTTAGCTTTCTCGTTGGGCAGACCATTTTGGATCTCCCACCACCATTTGCGGACAAACTCCTGGGGGATCTCTGTGATGATTTGATCGCTGCTCATTAAAAAAAGAAAGGGGCAGAGCCTCGGATGAGGATGCCCCTGTTTGAGATTACTTAGCCGAGCTTCGTCGGATCAGTGAGATCGACGATGTTCAGATAAATATCGAGTGCGCCAGCGGTCAGGGCCGAGGGACTGCCACCCGTCGCGTTCGTGAAGACCGCAACCAGGTTAACAGAAGCCGTACCCTTGACCAGCGTAGCCGTGGTGGGAACGCCAGCAAGAACACCGGCAGTCTTCACGGACTGGGCCGTGACGAGGGCGCTGGTGCTGCTGGTGGTGCCGACATTGATGGAGAACGCCGTCGTGCCAGCAAAGGCAGTCGTGATGTTCACCAGAGCACCGTTAATGACGTAGTTCGACGGCAACGTGCCGAGCGTCAGCGTAACGGTGTCGGATGCGCCAGCACCGAAAGCAACGTCAGAAGCGTCAACGTGGAACTTGTTAGAGAAACCGCGAGCCTGCTCTTGCAGCGAAAGCTGGGAGAGGTCGGCGCGGGTAATGGTTACTGCTGTATCAGCCATGGTAGTATCCTTGTTTAGTTAAGGGATGTGGTTTAGCTGGTGCCAGCGAATTTGCCGAGACCAAGTGGATTCTTGACCATCAGGGTGAGCGCAGCGAGGATAAACCCACGGCGACCGCCACCAAGATCAGGCAATTCGTTCGACTCAATACCGAGCATATAGCCGATACCGACAAGCTCAGGATCGATGACGTAACCGCGAGCCTTCTGCTGATTGGTCGTGGTCGAGGGATCGCCGCCATCAAGAATGCCGTTGAACAAGTCAGGGACAATCGTGACGGTGTGGAAGTCACCAACGTACACAGTGACATCAAGGTCGATCTGGTGCTCGTCAGCATTCTGCATGACCTGGTAGGTCTTGGTCGTGCCAGAGCTACCTTCGGAACGCTGGAACTTGCTGATTGCACGTTTGAGCGACGGACCCGCAAACAGCGTGTACGAACGGCGACCGCCGACCTGTTGAAAGATCGACTGGAAGACATCGTTAAACGCCGATTCCGACAGGGAACCAGTCGCCGTGGTGTCAATGTTGGCCGCAGGCGTACGGAACGCAGCGGGAACGTCGGTGCCAGGGGTGTTGCTGATCCACTTGCCGAGAGCGCGGGCCTTGTAAGGCGCCGGAGGAGCTTCCTGCTGGCGGTCGTTGTCCGAACCGATACAGGCTTCGATGTCGCGTTTGATCTCGCGCATGGCCTTCATCTTGGCGTTCGCGACTTCGCTGGACACGCCAGCAACGTCGGAAGCCTCTTGAAGACGGGAGACCATCCACTGTTCGCGGAACTGCTGGACGTAATTGCCCAGACGAGCGCGGTTGACAGCTTGATTGGAGAAGGCGAGGACGTCCTGACCTTCCAACACGCCACCAAAGCTGACGGCGGAAAGGCTGTCCACTTGCCATTCTTGATACGCATTCGTCATGCGTTTCGTTTTCGAGAAGGTCGAAATCTTGGGAGTGTCCTCGGGAGCGAGGATGGTCAGAAAGTCCGTGAGATCTTCACGATCACCGGCGACGTTGTAAGTAGTAGATAGGGCCATTGTAAAACGAGTTTAACGGTTGAATTTTGCTTTTTCCTTAGCCAGCAGAAAGGCTGCTGCTTCGTTTGCCGTGACGCCACCTTTTCGGGACAATTGCGACCTGAGAGCTTCAATCTGATTGGCTGATTTAGCCGCTGACGGCATACGAACATCGCCACCGTTGGAAGAGACTACTGTTTGACTGGATGGAGGGCGGTTGCTCATGGCAGTTTTGGGTTTCCCGTCTGTTTTGGCAGACTTCTGCTTGGCCTCAAGGGATCGAAGACCCTCGATTTGCACTCCGATAATCCAATCCGCATTAGGCAGGTTCTTCATCCAGGGCATCTGTGACAATGCTTGCTGGGCGAGGACGTACTCAGGCGCATTCTTGTCTTTCAGATATGGGAACATCTGATGAGCGACTTGCTGCGACTGCTGCTTCTGCGTCAGGAACTGCGACCGGGCTGGAATGTCATCATCAAGGGTTTTCTCTGCATTACGCAGGATCGCCTTCAACTCACTCCGTCCAAGTACAGTATCGCCAATCTGAATCGGCTCAAAGTCATCGCGGTCCAGTTGATCTTGGGCAAAGCGTTTCGCTTCCTTGGCCTGCTGCTGTAAGGAAGACAGTGATTGGAAGTCATCGATCTGGGCCAGTGGCACATTTACAGGCATCTGAGCCGGTGCGGCCTTTTGCGCGGGTTGTTCAGCTTGGGCCGGGGAGTTTGCTTGCTCTCCGATCCGTGCTTCCAACTGCGCCAATCGTGACTCCAAAGCTTTGCGTTTTGCGACCTCTTTACCGATACGCTTGTCGATTTTCTTCTGAAGCTCTGGTGTAATATCCTGAGAAGGAACATCAGCTTCACCATCGGGCGTTTCCGCCTCTTGGCTCGGCTCGGCAGACTCTGCGGTAGCTTCGTCTGGTGTGACTGAATTATCTGACGCTTGGGCCGGCGTCTCAGCAGCCTGTTCAGTCGGTCGTTGAGCTTTTGCGTTTTCCGACTCGATGTTAAGGAGTCGTTGCGCTGCTTGCGCGACACTCAGATTGCTGTTCTTCGGTGCATCACTTTTTGCGTTAGTATTGGATACTTCGGCTGGCTGTGAAGAAGCGGATTCGACTGTTTCGTTAGACATGGGATTATAGCCCCCAAGGGCTGTGGACATGGCGGATGCCAAGTATCGGTACAAATGGATCCACCAACTAAGCTGTCAACAATAAATACACGATATTGCTACGTGCAATCTGACAGTATTAAACATTTCGCTCTTCAGCGTCAGCTTCTGCCTGCTGCAATTGCTGCTGAACGAAGTCATCGTACAGACCAATGATCTGAGAGTACGCACGAAGCTCGCCTGTGGATGCAAGAGTCATGCGGTCGTTTTGAACTACAAGATCAGAGCACAGGTCGATCATCGTGGAGTGCTGCATTTCACGCAGTTCCTCGATGAAGTCTTGGAAGTTGTCGTTACCAACCAGGCTGAACATGGCATGACGAAGCCGGGAGAATTTATCCGTAGGACTCTGATGGGGATTGCGGCGTTTCTTCATTGTGAGGCATTGGCTGCGGTCGGATTGGGCATGGAGGCGCCAAGGCGACCGATTACAGCGTTCTGTTGCTGCTGGATTTGAAACTCGTACTGTTTCTTGCGGGTTTCAAGACGGTCGCGGAACGACTGGTCTTGGGCAAACCGCTGCTGAACGTCAGGCTGTTGCAGGTACTGCTGGATTACTTGCAATCCAAGCTGCGGAGGCGTGCCGGGTTTGATGTTCTTGGAAATACCGGCAAAGATCTGCGTCAGGTCGTTCTGTTCGTCCTCAACAATCTTCTGCTGGCCTTGTTGGGCGGGGCGGATGATGCGTTCAGCAATATTTGGATCGATGGTCGAAATAAACGCCGTGCAGAGGGCGGAATAGTCAATAATGCCGTCGCGGTCGAGAGATTGGGACGCCTGAATGATGGCAGTCCACTTTTCGCTCATGCGTTTGAAGTCCGTGGACTGAACATCCCACGAAAGGTAGAAATCAAACTCCTCGTTGATGTCCCCCTTGTTGAACAGTTGCAGGTTTACGTCCTTAACGCCCATGACGCGGAACATAACCTCATCTTGGCCGTATTGCTTGTAGAGCTTCCAGATCTGGCGGAAGCTGCGGGCGAGGCAACTGAGGAATTTGTCGACCTCAAACTGATTGTAGATGGGATCGATGGCTGGGTCACCCTCGCGGGATGCAAAACCGTTGTATTCCTTGAACGAAGATTCCAACAACGATTCAGACGTGTTGGTGTTCATGTCAGGGATTGGGCGGTCGGCGTAATGATACTCGTTGGGACGACGCTCGGAGATCATTGCACCTGGACCCCAGCGGCCCGGTGGGCGCCCTTGTGGGTAGCAGATGGGCGGAAGGATGCCAAGGGAGGCCGCGTCAATGCGGGAGTCCTTGTGTGCTTTGATTTGGTCCTGCCAAGGCTTACCCGGCTCAGGAAGGCCACGGGAATCATGGAGCTTGCGGCTCAGGTACTCGCGGCGGTAAAGGACAAACGGATATTCGCCGTGAGCGTAACCAAGGAGGCCGGTTTTCGCATAACCCTCGTGGTTCTGATCCGGTGGCAGCATCGGATTGAAGATGGTGCAGTAGATCCCAGGCGTGCCATCCTCGTCAGACAAGCGTTGGTAGGCGTACACGACGCCAATGCGGTCAGTAAACCGCTGTTGGGTGTAGACGAAGGAGCGACTGATGGGCTGAAGGTACTCGCTTGGGCTGATGGTGATCAACTGGCCGCGAACTTTCTGGATTGCGGCTTCAACCCAATTTTCATCCCAGTTATCGGTCTGGACAAGCGCACGCAACTGCTCGGCAGTGAAGTATTCAACACGGTAAATACCCGGCGTGTGCTCAAGATCCGTGGAAAACGACGGGATGAAAACGTGCTCATCCAGGTTGAAGGCGCGGATGATCGGGTAGGACCGCTCTGGACCGTCCATCGGAACGGTAGTCTCACCTGTCTCGCGCAACTCGCGGAGCATCTTGCTGGCTTTGCCCTTGGAGCATTGGTACTGCTGAACAAAGATGTCTTTCAGGTCATCCGCTGCGCTCTTGTCCTCAATCAAAGCGACAATATCGATGGCGGGGAACTGCTCTTGCAGGTCTTGCAGGCGAACACTGACCATCACTTTTTCTTTCCGCTTCTCCCAGAACTGACCCATGACGGCGATGCCTTTCTCATCCATGAAATTGGCGCACATCTCAACCTCACGCTCAATTTCTGGGATCTGCGTCTGGATCATCCAACGCATAAAGTTGCTGACAAGCTGACTACGAGAACCGTCTTCAGAACCAATCGGAACAGCGGTCAAGTTGGCCCGCTTGAACGCCATGCCTTTCATGGCAACCTTCTTGTTGATGATGTTATCAACGAGGAATACACGCAGATCGCTAGCGCCGTCCCACGGAGTGGGCGTTACTTTGCTGCCTTCACGGGAATGCTTCTTGCCGTCAGCGGATTGACCGTTCCAAATAGCGTAACGGGTCTCGTAGTTCAGCCGGCACTGATCAATAAACGGCTGGTTATCACGCACGCAATCCTCAAAGGCTTTCTTCAGCAGGTTGAAGCTCGGTCCCTCGTTTTCAGCCGGTGCCAATTGCAGGCCTGGGTCTGAAGTCATGGATTTGGCGTTGCCGTCAATAGAACTCATAGGCTTAAATCACCACTAATGCAGGTTTTTGATAAATCAAGCAATCAATAACTCCAAGTTCTATCATCAATGTTCTCATTTACGTTGGGGTCTACAAATGAGCACTGAGACACGAGCAGGTAGCGCAGGCAGTCAATGGGATCCTTGGTGGCTTCTTCCTTTCCGCCCTTCGCAGTGTATTCCTGCATAGCGTAGATCAGGTTCTGGCAACGCTCGCTAATATAAAGTTTAGGACCGTTGAGGGATGAGATAGGTTTGTTTTCATCGTAGGACAGTAAGCCGTTGATCAGTTGTAGACCGTTCTCAATCTCAACGCCGGGGGCGGGAAGAAAGACCATGCCTGCGTCGTCCAGTTCGCTAATAATGGTCGTTGCACCGTTGGCAGCTTGCCGTTCAGCGGCGCCAAGACGGGGATCGATAAACCGTTCAAAGACCTTTTCACCTTCCTCGCAATTCTTGATCAGTTCGACGTAATCATTGATGCCCTTCTTAGAACCCTTTTGGGCTGGGCCTGCTTTGCCTTCTGGGCCGGTGCCGGGTAGCGCCCAATCATCGTAGTCTGGCCACTCGCGGTAAACCCACCAAGTTCCGGCGGCATCAATGGCAACCCACAACATAAACCAGTTCTTGGATCCGGCAGGATCAAGAACCATATAACGTGTTACATTGTAATCGACGTTGTTCGTCCAAGGCAGTTTGTCATGTGGGATGACGTTGATCTCTTTGTTGAAGCCTGGGAACACGCTGGTCATGCTCTTGGTGGGGACGCCGTAAGCGCGGGCAAACACTTCGTCTTTGGCGCGGCCCAGAAGCTTATTTCGGAAGTCGGACGTATCAATGAAGCTGTTGTCCTCTGTCCAAAAGTAATAGATGATGGTGCCGGGGCGGGACAGGGACTCTTGGACAACGGGAAGCTCACGACCGACTAGTGGGGCGAACCGCTTCTCAAGCGTGCGGGTCTTGCCAAGGATGTCCTGCACAAGCGGCGTCCAGCCAGTCAGGGTAGTAAACGTCAAAATGATGCGCCCGTGGTAGTCCGTTGTGCGGTATTGCAGGGTCTCAAACATCTTCTGGGGGCATTCCTCGTCACACCAGATCAAATGGGCCTTAAAGCCTTCGGCTACCTGTGCGTCAGCCTGATAGGATCGGTAGTTGCTGAACTTGATGCTTCCCCCACGGCGAAATCCATTAACAGGGGGCAGAATGCAGATGTTGTCAGTAAACCCATTCTTCTGCGAGTACTGGACGCTGTGGTTCAGACCTTTCTTGGTGGGCAGGGTGCGGATGCCGTTGGGCAAGGCGTCCCAGATCATGCGCTGCTGGTCCTCGATAGATCTGTCCTCGTTTACGTGGTAGGCGCGGACCTCGGCGCCGGGAATGGTGCCAGCCGCCCAAACGCACAGACGGGAGGCGATCATGCTCTTGCTTGAACGGTTGCCACCCAGGATAACGTGGTTCGTGTACTTGTCCCAGTTCTTCATCATGGTCTGCCATGACGGAAGGATCCAGCCGGCGCCCACAGGATTCATCAAGGCATCATGGTTCCGTTGCTCACGGAAAGTCAGGTAGTCAGCCAGCTTCTCTTTGGGCCAACTCATCAAGACTTCATCTGATGGATTGGGAACCCAGGGGATGCCAAAATCGGGCTTAAAGTCGTCGCAAAAATGTACGTCGCCAAGTGGCATAATGTTATTTATTATTCTGACTCTTTTTACGGGTCGCCAATGAGGAATAGACTGATCCTTGCAGCTTCAGATCCTGCCAAGGAATTACACCTTGTCCGTCGATGTTCAGACCATTGACCTCAGGATAAATGGACAAGCGGGCGTACTCCCTCGCGCCAGCAATGTCAGGTTCTACCATCCATTCATGGGATTCAAGTTTCGTAATCATGGCGCATCATGAGCAAAATAAATTGCAATAGCTACTGGTTCTTTAGTACAATATTTAACTATTAGGAAAACTAATACCCATGTAGACAGTTAATTTTTGACTCCAAAAAAGCTAAAAGCACAACACGTTTAACCTATGGCCACAAAACGCATCCTAATCGGAACACCCCTCAAGGGCGAGATTCCTAAATCTTACTTTCGGACCAGCCTGGTTCTGGCATCCGCTGAAATCCCTAATGTAAAACTAGACTGGATCCTGCTGGACGGTCCTGCGGTGCAGATCGCACGTAACGAAATTGCAGCATACGCAATCGAGAACAAGTTTGATGAACTGATCTTCTGGGATAAGGACGTACTTGCCCAGCGCAACGGCGTAGATGTAACGGACAGCGCCTTGATGCGCCTGATCAACCATGACTGCGACATCGTTACTTCGGTGTACGCTTCCCGGTCGTTAGACACCCACTGGCACGTCAGTTCCTTGCCGGGGGAGGAACCCAACGAACAGGGGTTGCAGAAGGTTGAGCGGGCCAGCATCGGCTTCTCCAAGATCAAGGTCTCCGTGTTCAAGAAAATCGCCAAGGACAACCCAGACCGGGTTGCCATGCTGATTGACCCCAACCGCGCCCCACGCTCCATCCCTGAGTTGTTTCCAATGGAACTGACTGGGCGCAACACGCCGGCTTACCGGCTCAAGGAGATCAAGAACGCTCTGGCTGAGTGCAAGAGTGATGACAAACTCCGTGCTCGCATTGAGCGGGAGTTTAACGTCCGGTACGACGAACCCAACGCCTTCCTGTCGGAGGACTATGGATTCTGTAAGCTGGCTCGGGAGTCTGGGTACGACATCTGGATGGATAGTCTGATGGTTTTGGGCCATGAAACCAAGGTCACTGTTCCTATCGAAACGCCCAAGCTCATGGAAATGTTGTCCGAGCCGTGGCGCAAAGACGAACTGGCCGTAATCAAAAGCCAGCTGATCAAACAGAACCAAGCTGCCAAGGAAAAGAATAACACCAGCCGCAACTAATTATGAACGCATCAATCAAAGTCACTACCCCAGAACAGCACTGGCACAATGGGCGGCAGGCAGAGGCTTTCTTTGGCTTGCTGGATAAGCATGACAAACTGATGCAGGAGCATCTAAAGCTGGAGGAGGAGATAAAGAAACTCCGCAAGGCCAACAAGGCAGCAACGGCAAAGGCTGCTGCTGTTGTTACTCCTTAACGGCCCCAGTTTTCCTCACAACCTTGGCATCGATGTCATTGGGATCGGCCAGATCTATTGGTGCTGACTGAATGGTTGGTACGCTCGCCTTCCCACTGAGGCGAGCAACGATCTCTTCTTTGCTGAGAGATCCGTAGTTGTTAACCTGGATATTGACGTTCGCCCCCTGCGTGGCGTTGAGACCGGCAATGCGTTGCCGCTTGTCAATGGCTACAGCCAGGTTGAACCCCAGCGTCTGCAACGGAGTTTCATCCACCGTGTCCAGCATTCGGTCGACAATCTTATCCGCCAAGGTGTCGAGCTTGCCGATCAGTCGTTGATTAAATTCTTCCACGGTAATTCCTACAATACGTTGCAGAACCCTGCGATCATCAACCGTCACATCACCCAGAGAGGGATGCTTCTTCAAGCCCAATCCTCTCCCGTCCAGCGTAGCCATCGCCACAGAATTGATTAACCTCTGCGGGCTGTAAGTGGCCTTCCCATGCTTGCCATCCGTTTTTACTCCTTTAGCCATAAGCTACGCCCCCGCCCCTGCCCCGTTAGCCCATTGCGCCGCTTCCTCCCTT